GTCCTCCCAATATAATAATATATTGAAAAGGAATAGGACTAACACTTTCAGAGTGTTGGTTGATGATTTTGTCACCTCCTTCCAATTTTCATTGGATGAGTCTCTAAAACAATTAGCAGAGACTCTACTTGAACAAGAACTTGTAACTGGAACAACTTATGAAGTTAACCAGGCACTTGTATTCATTCAGGTATTTGTAGAAGCGACAGCAAGTTTCTACCCTAATATCGAGAAAATGATATTAGTCAAGGATTTAAAAGAAATTCTCAATCGAACTGTATGCAATAATGAGATCAAGACAACTAAATTAATAAAATTCTATTACTGTTGTCTATGCTCTGTTGCATATGGAAGTCCGGAATTTCCAGAAAAACCTGAAAGTAATGTAACAAATAACAAAATATTGCCGTTCTTTGGAAAAACATATAAAGCAATATTTAGAAGGCTGCAAAAGTGCGATAAAAAGGCCATAACTTTTGCTTCAACAATATATCTCTCTCGTTATGCAGCTATCACTGTACCTGAAAGTTTCATCGATCAGGCAGGTGAGGACTACAAGAAGAAACTTCAAAGAATTCCCGAAATAAAGGAGTACAATGAAGAATCTATCAAGTTATCCGTTTCCTGTTTTCCGAAAAAGAATCTTGAGTACCTTTTCAAACAATCTGTGAAATGTCTAAGTACTTCAGCGGTTTCTGAACAGAATCCACTGGGTCAGTACGGAGCAATTTTTAAAGATTGTCCAAAAGTTGAATTCAAGAGTCCTTTAGGTCAAACTTACAGTGGCATAGCACCAGTCCCATTCTTTGCATATTCATTCTGCAATGATATGAAGTTAATGGGTTCTGTGACACACTTACCTGAACCGTTGAAGGTCAGGAGCATAACTACACAAGGAGCATATGAATTTCTTGCGGGGAAACCATTTCAAGCAACTATATCTTCATCAATGAAGGAAAACACAAATTTAGTCTTTGGACGTGAGGTCAGTGAACAAGATATTAATAAATTAGTATCTGATTCTAGGCTTTACTATGGAGATAAACCTTGTGTTTTCTTGTCTGCTGATTATTCGTCTGCTACAGACAATATCTCACCACTTTTAAGTGAGAAAGTAGACAATTATATGATTGATTCATTAGGTTTGAATTTTGAGGTACCTTCTGACAAAGTCGTTTGCAGGAGTCTTTGGGCCACAATGGTAAAAATCTTTGACTTTTTAAATCAAGATTATTGTGGACCATCGACAACTAAGAACAACTGGGTCAGAGTATCAACCTGGTTTTTTGAATCAATAAAAATCTCTAACCTTCAAAAGGTAACTATAAAAGAGATTCGTTCAAAGATGTGGTCGAATAGGCTCATATCTGGCGATGTTGATGAAGATTTTGTACAAACGTTTGGGCAAATGATGGGTGATATTAAATCTTTCCCAGTCCTATGTGCTATAAATTTGTCACTTTGGATGCTAACAAACGATAATGAAATTCATACAATTAAAGAGGAGAATGAAATTCCCTTATTGGACATAAAACAAATTCGTGTGAGGAAACAGAAAGCACCTTGTCTTATCAACGGTGATGATTTTCTTGCCTATTGTCCAATGGATATTGTTGAAAAATTTAAAAACAATGTCAGTAATTTTGATCTCACACTCAGTATAGGAAAAACATACGTGAGTGAAAATGTGGCACAAATTAACTCCACAAACTTTCTCTTAAAAAAAGATGGACTTGTTAGAAAGATCAAGCCTCTCCCACTCCATGCTGTATTTAGTTTACCAAAATACATGCCAGTAGACCAAAGTATAAATTATGCTATTGAAAATAATAGTGAACTCTTCAATCGTCTCGTGTTTTTCAACAAAAGAAGAATAAAAGAGGTCACAAACAATGGTATGGTAAATCTTTGTCTACCCAAGAAACTTGGAGGTCTAGGAGTAAATCATCCTCCTAAGAATGTAACTGCAAGACAACTTCTCATAGCAAAAAATAATTTGAGAAGAAGTCGTGGTAAGTTAGAAATAACTTATAAGTGGTTACCATTTGGGAAAATATGGAAGAGAAATGAGAAAAAATATGAGATCATGGTTTATGGTAATGTACCTAAAGGAAAAGGGATAATTACTGACGAGTTTGGTAGAGAGCACGTTTTGCAAACATACAGTTCTTCATACGAAGCACGTCTCCTTCAAAAGGATGACTGGCTCGCTTGTATGTCAAAACAAAAATTCAAGAATAACCGTGGGGTAATGAAAATTACTAATCATTTTCACGAGAAATTCGTCACTAAATCAAATAAATTCTTGAAACAACTCCAAAACTCAAAAGACAAACGCCTTCCGAAATTAGAAAATTTGTTAAGTGAACTTACTGATAAAGAAGAAGTAATTGTTAAGAATACAAGAAGAACTTATGTAAAGAAAGATAATTACATTAGTTTCGGTACAAGTTGGTGTAGTTTCCAAGGATTAGATCATCACTCTTCTGACTCATATGAAGATACTCATGAAGAAAAACAAGAGTATACGGATTATGAACGTTATTGGGATCAAGCTCATTTAAATGAGTTAGATTCTGATGTCGATGAAGAAGAGCTAGAACATCAGAAGATGTTGGCAGAATCAGTTTACACAGTCGAACTCCTTAAATATCAAAAGGAAGAGATGGATAGTGTATGGGATTCTGAAATGACTGAACTAATCGATAACTGTTATTCCTGTTTTGATGAACAACCAAAACAAAAGAACTACACAAATGAAAATAGAAAAGAAAAGAATTAATGTCGTGACCGGCGCACAGAGGAGAAAAACCTCGAATAATAAGGGTCCTTCAGTTTCAAACATGAAGACGACAAAACAAAACAATCCAAGAGGATCGTTCATAGGTAATACTTTTCGAGTGAGGAAACGTGAATTTATAACTGATGTTGTACCTTCATCAAAATTCACACCAAAGAAAATAGAAATAAATCCTGCATTGCCAGAAAGTTTTCCTTGGTTAAGTGGACTTGCACCTTCATTTCAAAAGTACAAAATCCTAAAATTCAAAGTCTGTTATGAACCATCACAAAGCACAGTGGTTCCAGGAATGTTTATGTTTGCACCAGAATTCAATGTAACTGATGGCTTGCCAATCAGTAAAATTGAACTTTTGGAGTATTCATATGCAACGAGAGGTCCTATTTGGAAATCCTTCTCAAAAGACATCAGTACAAAAGACATAATGCAGTACAAAGAGTATTACGTACGTAATACCGATACCACATCCCTTGTATTGTATGATCCTTTTTTCCTGGTATATGCCACAGATAATGTGAGTACAGATTTGAACGTTTTAGGAGAAATATGGTTTGAGTATGAGATAGAGTTTTCTATCCCACAGACAGTCAATAAACAATTGTCTGAAGATTTGTTCTATAAAATCTACACTATTGGCGGAGATTTTACAAATAGTAAGTTTCTCGGCACGACTCAAACCTCTAAGGGAGACCTTAAGGTGACCTTAGACCAGAGCATTCAGTTATTTACATTCTCTCAACAATTTATCGGTCAAATGATTATTATTACCAAAGGAAACGATGGTGAAAGTAATGTTATGACAAATAACCCGGGGACTTTACAAGTTTCTGGAGAGAATGCACCCATTCTGTTAGCAGCATGTGGGGGCTCTGGATATGGACAAAGTGAAAATGACATATGGAGAACGTATACATATAGTATATATATGGACAAAGGTGACACGTTAGCCTTTGGTGATTATTTTACTTTTAATCGCACTACAGATCTCTATATTCAATTTTACCTTTCGAACGTCTATGAACAACCTTTTTAAGAATTCATGTTAAGGATACCTTATTCAAAAAATCAATTATTCATTTCTTTTCATTTTTCAGTTCAAGTATGGGGCGACCTATACCATCCTCCTGACAGTCAAGGCAAGGCTGTTGTGTTTATTGGAATGAACATTGCTCAACCTTGGTCACGTCTCTTAAATGAGAGGTGCCATTGTCCAGATGTACTTCTGGAATTTTGAGTTTCATCCTTTAGAAAACACACGTAGAATGCGGTGAGCACTGGTAAAAACATTTTACTATCCTAACAGACAGTTCTACGGGGATCATGTTCGCATGATTCAGGGACCACAGCGT